GTCTGGATAGCTCTGAACGCCAAGGCGGCCGCCATTGCCGTTCTCTCGGCTGCAAAGACCGCCGTCGCTTGGGCCGTAGCCAACGCACCACTTCTGCTAATGATTGCGACCATCGGGATTCTTCTTCTGTGGCTCGAAGACCTCTATCAGTTCCTCACGGGTGGAGACTCAGTCATTGGAGATTTCGTTGCGACGCTCAAGGACAGCTTCCAGGGCGGCGTGGTGGGCTTCCTGAAGGACTTCGGAAACTGGCTATTGCATTTCTTGCCGGATACGTTCGTGCAGGCTATGAGCAATGCAATCACAGGACTCGTAAGCTTTCTCAAAAGCCAATGGCACACTGTATCGGATTTTTGGGAAAACTCAGCGATTTTTAAGTTCGGAGCGAAGGCAATCAACGGGGCATCCTCGCTGTTCGGGGGCGGTGCCCCCACTGGCGGCGCGGGAGCGCCTTCGGTGCCATTGCCTATAGGCGGCGGAAAGAACGTACAAGTCAGCGCCCCAGTCAACGTGCACGTGCAGACTCAACCCGGGATGTCTGCCGACTCCATCGTGGACGCAATCAACCGAAAAATCACGGACCATCACGATAAGGTTGCCCGCGAAGCGATGCAGGGGATATAGCCATGGCTGTCACGCTTCTATTCCTAGGCACCAAAGCATCCATCTCAGATGGGTTGGAGTCGCTCACCCTTGATGCCTCGATATCTGAGTCGCATCAGGGACGTGTCACTACGACCTCGCACCCGGTGGAGCAGGGCGTTAAAATCACGGACCACAAATACCGGGAGCCGGACACGTTGACTATGGAGGGCATAATCTCCAACGACCCGATGCCGGACCCTGCCACCGTTCCGACGCAAGACACGTTTACCACGCCAAACGGCGGCACGCTTCAGTACAGCTATCGGTCCACGTATCAGGCGGGGCTTCAGTCACAAGCGTATCAGGTTCTGCTGGACCTTCTGGACAGCCCAAACCTACTTAGCATCGTGACCGCTATCCGGTCCTACTCTAATTTCGTTCTGACCAACCTGGACGTGCCCCGGAGTCAGGAGACGGTGGATGCGCTCAGGTTCACGGCGACATTCACTGAGGTTCGCGTAGTGCAGAATCAGACGGTCCAAGTCCAAGCGAAAATCGCAGGAGCCCAGAAGCCACAAGACTTGCACAAGAAAACCGCAGACACTGCGAGCAACGCGCAGAAGAAAAAGTCTATTCTCAAGTCAATCACGGACTCTCAGTTTGGGCAGCATCCTTTAGACACTATCGCGAAGATATTCTAACCATGGCCGCTTTCCTTCTACCCTGCAACTCGAACCTGCCAGACTTCACCTTTCAGTGTGAGCTTGATGCAGTGACGTATCAGTTTCATTTCCGCTGGGATGAGCGCGAGCTAGCCTGGTTCATGGGCATTCTCGATGTATCTGGGAACGCGCTGATTAACGGAGTTCGTGTCGTAGTGGGGTTTCCTCTAGCCGTTCGGACGCGCTACAACACAGCCATGCCTCCGGGGGCTCTGATTGCGTTTGATACCTCCGGGCAGGATTTAGACCCAGGGCTCACTGACCTAGGCAGCCGAGTTCAGATTCTATATTACAGCGTAGTAGAAGACGGGCAATGAGCACTCCGAACACAGGCGCCTTGCTATACGCGCGCAAGGTCCGAGTGATTGTAGATACTCAGCTCATTGAGAACCTGCGCGTCCAATTTAAAGTCAAACGGACTTTGAAAAAGGAGCCCAACACTGCAGAGATTTCAATCTCGAACCTAAACGAGAACAACCGCGCTCTGTTTCAACAGCAACATCAGAAGGTGATTCTGGAGGCCGGTTATCAGAATTCCATTGCACGAATCTTTAGCGGCAACTCTCGCTATATAGACCAGGTGCGAGATGGTGCAGACTGGATTACCAAGATTCAGTGCGGTGACGGCGAGATTAACTATCAGTATCGCCGAGCAAGCCAGTCCTTCGCACCGGGCACGCGCGTGGCTGATGTGGTGCAGAATATTGTGACCGCGCTAGGTCTAACTGCCACCGGCATGGACAAAGTGCAGGAAATCTCAGAACAGTTTCTTCAGGGGTATTCTGCCTTCGGTCTAGCGAGTAGAGAGCTTGATAAGCTGCTCAAAAATCGAGGCTTCGAATGGTCCATCCAGGATGGTCAGCTCCAAATTCTGCCCGTCGGAGCAGTGACGCCGGATTCCATAGTCGTCATCTCGTCCAGCTCAGGCATGATTGGCTCGCCTGAGCACGGCAATCCTGAGCGGGACATCCCAATCAGCCCTGACCAATTTGTGGTAGAAGGGCAGAAGAAACGCGGTCCGCCCATTCTCAAGATACGATGCTTGCTCCAACCAGGTTTAAATCCCGGGCGTCGCGTTCAGGTAATTGCCCAGGGAATCAATGGTATTTTTCGCATCCAGCAGGTGGTCTATAGTGGAGATACACATGGAGGAGACTGGCTGGCTGAATTGGAGTGTCTCCCGAATGCGCAGTAGAGTGAATCCATGCCCACACGTTCGCCCACGTGGCCGGAGGTTCTAGACCGGCTACGTGAAAAAATCATGCAGGAACTGCATGTTGCCTTACCGGCGCAAGTGGAGAGCTATGACCCCTCTACACAGCTCGCGAGCGTTAAGCCCTTGATTCAGGACGTCTTCTACGACGAAGACGATTCACTGACCAGCATCTCCTTGCCTGTAATCACCAACGTGCCTGTGTTGTGGCCGTCAGGGGGCGGATTTGGCGTGACCTGTCCACTAGCAGCCGGGGACACAGTGACTGTGTTGTTCCACGACCGCTCCTTGGACGCATGGCTAGCGCAGGGCAGTGAGCAAGCTCCAGAGGATTTGCGGAGACATGCCCTCAAAGACGCAGTGGCTATCCCCGGGTGTTGGCCGAAGCCGTCAGCTATGCCAGGCGTGCCTAGCGATGGCGCTCAGCTTGGCAGGATGGGCGGCTTGGCTGTGAAAGTGACTACCTCGCACGTACAGCTCGGCAACTCTGCTACTGATGTGGCTGTGCTGGGCAATGCCCTGCATTCCTATCTAGGTCAGCTTGTGACTGACTTGACTGTCTTCGCTACTGGACTTAGTCCCAGCACTCTGACGGGCCAAGCTGCTGCGCTAGTCACAGCGCTGGGTACCGCGCTCAGCGCTCTAGACGTGTACCGTTCCAACACAGTTAAGGTGCAGCCGTGAGCGCCACAACAACCCGCGATATTGCGCTGGACTCCACTGGGGACATTGATATCTCCGGACAAGACCTCAAACAGACACAGGGCATCCAGGCAGTGCTTCAGGGTGTGTCAATTCGCCTCAAATTCTTCTACGGCGAATGGTTCGCCGATACGACCATCGGGGTTCCGTACTTTCAGAAAATCATGGTCAAGAACCCTGACGTAAACATCCTCACCGCGATTTTTCGCAGTGCGATTCTAGGAACGCCAGGCGTTAATTCCTTGAGCTATCTGAAGCTGGATTTCAATCCCCAAGCGCGCACGCTGGCCGTTTCCTTCGCAGGGGACACAGACTTCGGACAATTTGACACACAGACTGTGGAGCTTACGCAATGACTACCTTCGGCGTGACAGCCACGGGCTTCGTAGCCGACACGTTCACCGATATTGTGACTCGGCTTGAGGGCTCATTTCAGGCTCAGTTTGGTCAGAACATCGACGTATCGCCCACTAGCGTCTACGGGCAAATTATCCAGATTATGGCGGCTGAGCTGGCTGACCTGTGGAATGGCGAGGGTGCTGTCTATGCGGCTTTCGACCCGGCTGGAGCAGCAGGGGTGTCGCTGGACAACATCTGCGGGCTGACCGGTACGGTACGTAACCCGGCTACCTACTCGACCGTGCAGGAGGTGCTCGTTGGAACCAACGGCACCGTGGTTCCCGCTGCGAGCATCGTGAGCGCTGGCGTGGGCGGGGCGCAATTCTCCATGCTGACGTCCAATACCATCACCACAGTAAGCGCTTGGGCCTCAGGGCATACTTACTCCACAATCGGTACTTTGGTGAGTAACGGCGGCAACATTTACTATCTGAGTGTGGCGGGTGTCTCTGCTGGTTCAGGGGGGCCCTCTGGCACTGGCTCGAACATTGTGGACAACACCTGTCAATGGGATTACATCGCCGCAGGGACGGCCGCAGTAGTGGCTGCGATGCAAGCAGTGAAATCCGGACCAATCATTGGGGTAGCCGGGACGCTTAACTACATCGTGACTCCCGTCTCCGGCTGGACGTCAACGATAAATCCGTTAGATGCCATCGAGGGCGCTAACGTAGAGACGGACGCTGCGTTGCGCGTGCGACGTGAGTCCGAGCTGCATCAGGCAGGCACGGGCACCGTAGACGCTATCCGTTCCCAGGTGCTGAATATCCTCGGAATAACTGGCGTCGTGGTTTTCGACAACCCCACGGACACTACGGATAGCAATGGCGTGCCTCCGCACGCCTTCATGGTCATGGTGACTGGCTCGGGCTATGATGTGCCCATGTTGTTAGCCACAATTTGGAGGAATAAGCCAGCGGGGATTCAGGCATATGGGACTATCACTGGAACCACGCCAGATTCGCAGGGCAATCTCCAAACGGTCGGGTATACGGTGCCGAGTGCTCAGAATGTCTACATCGTGGCGAATGTCCTTGCGGACTCAGCTGTCTGGAGCAGCGCTAACGCTGCAATCCTAACGTCTGATGTAACAGCAGCTTTGCTTGCTTACGGACAGGTCACGTATGTTAGTGACAAGGATGTGGTAGCCAGTGGACTTGAGGCGCAGCTCGTTTACAGCGCTGTGGCTAAAACAGGCATCGCCGGCGTACTTGATGCGAGCTGTTATATCGGGCTGTCTCCGAGTCCGACGGGACGCGGCACGATTGCAATTTCAGCCACACAGGTTGCCGTGCTCGATGGAAGTCGAATCACAGTCAACATCATCTACGGGAGTCCATAATGTCTTCTGATTTCACCTACGACAACGGCTCGGTCCCAGCGACCAAGATCGACCTGATTCCTGCACCCGGAGGTTCAGCGAACCAATATGTTTCAGCAGCTGACCTAAACACTCTCGGAGGTAATGAAGTTTCATTACGTTCGGCGATTTTAGCCGGTAGGTATCACGGACTCACGGATGGTGCATCAGCACCGGGGCCCTCTACGGGGCAGACGATTATCAAGAGCAATAGCGGATTGCAAGTAAGCAACAACGGTCTCCCTTACGTAGCTCTCGATGTGAATGCCTTAGCGTGGCAATCAGCTGGGAGCGTATCGGGGACTTACACG